GTACCAGACAGCTGGACTCCAGGACTGTCGAGGATATAGACCACGGTGTCCTGAACCAGATCATCGACGACAATGGCGCTGACAGTGATGAGGCGCGAGTCGAGGTCTATGGTCAGTTCCCTGATTCGAGTGACGATCAGTTCATCCCACACTCCACGATCAAAGAGGCAACGAATCGTGACGTTGCGCATGATGACGGAGCAGCTCTGATACTGGGCGTCGACGTTGCGCGAGGTGGCAAGGCGAAATCGGTGGCACGCTTCCGGAAAGGCCGGGATGCCAAATCGATTCCCCAGGTTACGTGGAAAAAGCTCACCAACATTGAACTCGGCGACAAGATCGCAGAGCTGATTGACTATTACGATCCGGATGCTGTCAACATCGATGCCGGTCAAGGCTCAGGTGTGATAGACTACCTACGTGAGATATTAGGATATAAGATCAACGAGGTTTGGTTTGCAGGCAAGGCGCGCGAGCCGACCCGGTGGGGCAATAAGCGCATCGAGATGTACGACGATGTGAAAAAATGGTTGCCTACCGGTTCGATTGACGCAAGCCCTGTTTTGAAAAGAGACCTCGGCAGTCTTATGAAGTATCAGCCGGAGAAGCGTGACGTCTGGTTCCTGAAAGCCAAGAAGTTCGATGGTGACTTGGACGAAAGCGATGCACTGGCTCTGACGTTCGCGCTCAAAGTAGCGCGCCGAGACAAAAGGTTGGCCAAGAAGCGCAAGGCTCGAGTATTACCTGGCGTCAACTATCCGATATTTGGGAGTAGATAAGTTGAAAGGTGGAGGAACACCAGCAGCACCCGCAGCGCCGCCAGCGCCGATTGAATCACTTGGCGCGGCCGACAAAGAGCTGAAGAAAATCCAGAAGACCCGAGCCACCGCATTGAGCGAGTTCGAGACAGGTCTGTTTGGTCAAAGCTCGTCGAAGGGCCGCAAAGTTGCATCGGGCCGCGGAGCAACCCGCACCGAAGGCGCGTTTGCAACCCCCACCGGGTTTGAGGGAATGACTCTCGACCAGAAGGTTGCAACACTGGATAGTCGCGCTCGAGGTAGAAGCAGCGGGCAGCCGGACTTCATCAGAGCCGCCTCATCCGGGCAAGGCAGCCGGTTTGGCAAGCAGCTTGCCGAAATTCGTGGCGCCGACAGTGCGCGCGAGAGCCAGCTAACCCAATTCATCTCCGCTGAAATGAACGTGCTCGACAAGGAACGCCGGAAGGCAGGCCGCGGTCGCACCGGTAACATTCATGCGGGCAAGCGCAAGGCAGATCCGAATCTGTCAGACGCATCCACACTTGACAAGACTAGCAGGACACTCGTATGAGAGCATCCGGACCATCCGCGCCGAAAGCACCACCGGCGCCCATCGAATCTCTTCAGTCGGCTGACGAAGAACTCAAGAAGCTTACTGGCAAGAACTTCGCAAGTGGCGGAGGTCGCGGTGACCAGCATTCCGGCGCGTTCGGCAAAGTACTGGGCCGGTTTGGCGCGGGTGGTCAAAAGAACGACCGCATCCAACAGCTCATGGGTTTCATCGAAGACCAGATGGGCGGACTTGACGCAGCTCGCAAGTCGGGTGGGTCAGGCCAACAGGCCAACACCTTCGCCGGGAAGCGCAAGACCAGAAACGTAGCGCAAGCTGATCCATCCAATACAAGTCAGGTATTACTGTGAGCGAAATGAATAGCTCAATCGCAGAACAAGTCTGCGCAGAGTTTCAGGTAGTCGAGGGAGACCGTGGCACGTTCGAATCGCATTGGCGTGAAGTCGCCGAGCGCGTACTGCCGTCGTACTCGAAGTTCTTTGACAGCCAGGGCGCTGAACTTACCAAGGGTGAGAAGCGCACCGAGTTTCAGTTCGACTCAACTGCAGCGGTCGGCTTGGGCCGCTTCTCTGCAGTGGTCGACTCTTTTCTTACGCCGGCGAACCGCAAGTGGTCGCCGCTGAAGGTTTCGAACCCCGAGTTACGCAAGGATCGCGATGTCAAACTCTACTTCGAGAATCTCACCGACGTTCTCCATCGATACCGGTACGCACCGAAAGCAAACTTCCAGTCCCAGAACCACGAGGCCTTTCGTATGCTGGGTGCGTTCGGGACCGGAACTGTTATGGTCGACCGCCAACACGGCGCTCCGGGTTTGCGGTACAAAGCGATTCATACCGGCGAGTTGTTCTTTAAAGAGAACCACCAAGGAATTATCGACACGGCATTTCGCCGATATCGATTCACTGCGCGCCAGATTTCACAGGCTTGGCCTGAGTGGGCAGAAAACGACGAAGCGATAAGCGCAGCGCTCAAAGTACCGTCCAAAGCCAACCAGACATTCCAGATCGTCCACTGCGTAAAGCCGCGGGTGGATGTGCAGCGCCATCGCAAGGGTTATGAGGGCATGGAGTTCGCCAGCTACTACATCCTGCGCGAAACGAAGCAGCTGATGGAAGAAAGCGGATACCGCACCTGGCCCTTCCCGTCTTCGCGGTATTACACCGTGCCGGGAGAGGTATACGGCCGATCGCCGGCAATGGACGTGCTGCCGGCCATCAAGACTCTCAACGAGCAGAAGAAAACTTCGCTGAAGCAAGGTCATCGACTGGTCGACCCGATTCTACTGCTTCATGACGACGGCATAATGGATGGGGCGAGCATGGTGCCAGGTACGGGCATCAGCGGCGCAGTCACCAAAGAAGGTCGTCCGTTGATCCACACGCTGCCTGTCGGAAACCCGATGGCCGGCCGTGAGTTCATGGAAGACGAGCGCAAAGTGATCAACGACGCTTTCCTCGTGAACCTGTTCCAGATCCTGACCGAGAACCCGCAGATGACTGCGACTGAGGTCATTGAGAACACGAAAGAGAAAGGCATCCTGCTTAACCCGACAGTTGGTCGACAGCAGTCGGAGTATCTGGACGTTCTCGTCGAGCGCGAGATATCTGTACTCGCCGCCCAGAACCTGCTCCCGACTCCCCCGCAGATTTTGCTGGAAGCGGAGGGTGAATACGATATAGAATACGACTCTCCGATGGCGAGAGCAGCGAAAGCAGAACAGGCCGCAGGTGGTATGCGCGCCATGGAGCAAACGCTCGCAATTGTTTCCGCAACCGGAGATCCTGCTCCACTCGATAACTACGATCTTGATGTAATGGTTCCGGAGGCATCTGAAATACATGGGATGCCTATGCGCTGGATGCGCTCACCGGGTGAACGAGACAAGATTCGTAAGGATCGCGCAGATCAGGCACAGCAGCAACAGATGGTTGAAGCTGCTCCCTCAATCGCTTCAATGTCAAAAGGACAGTAGATGAAAAAACTCTTAATCGCAGTACTCATGGGCCTCGTATCGAGCACCGCTTTCGCTTTCACCGAAAACGTAACCGTGTCGTGGAATGACCCGGGCTCAGAAGACTCATTTGCTCTTGAGCGGTTTGACGCAGCCTGTGCTGCTACCAATGCAATGGGTTGGGCTGTAGTTGCAACCCCTGCAGCGGACGTACTTAGTTATCAGGACACGGTTGCTGATGGAAAGACTTACTGCTACCGAATCAAAGCTGTGAAAAATGGCATCAATGGCCCCTACTCACCACTTCATGAAGTGGTCGTACCGGCATCCATTGCACCGCTGTCGATCTCCAGCGTAGTAGGCTAAAGCAACATCGCAGGACAGAACCTCGTCACTTGTTGATAAGTGACGAGGTTTATTTCACACAAGGGAGCACATGCAACTAATCGACAGGATCAAGGACGCACTTCGTCACAGGAGCCAAGCGTACCGCAACGTATTCATAAGTCCTCCGGGCGAAATAGTGCTGCAAGACTTGGCCAAGTTCTGCCGAGCGCACGAAACCACGGAGCACCCCACGCACCCCGAAAGAACACACAGATTGAATGGTCGCCGCGAAGTGTGGCTGCATATTCAGAACGAGCTACGCCTGACAGATGAGCAACTATGGGCGTTGTATAGACCTAAAGGAATGGAGGTAGCAAATGACTGAGCAAGCAGCAGCACCTGGAGGAGACGACGCCGCAGCAGCGGCAGCAGCCGCAGCAACCGCAGAGGCAGCAGCAGCAGCCGCGGCGGCCAACCCATGGAAGGATTCCATTGCAGGGCTGAGCGAGGATGATCGCGGGTACGTGGAGACGAAAGGCTTCTCGGACCTGACTGCCACTCTCAGCAGCTACCGAAATCTCGAGACACTGATTGGTGTGCCGAAGGATGAGATTCTGCGCATCCCGAAAGACGGTGACCCGGAGTTAATGAAGGCAGTGCACGCAAAACTGGGTGTGCCGGCCGACGTCGCAGGGTACAAAGATGCGGTGATCACGCCAGAAGGACAAGATCCGAAGTTCCGCGAAAGCGTACTGCCCATCTTCCACAAGGCCAACATCAGCGTCGACCAAGCTCGAGTCTTCACGGACGAGTGGAATACCCTGATGGCCACGGAGGCAGCAGCGGCTGAAACCGACTACGGCAACCAACTCGCAGCTGAAAAAGTGGAACTCGGCAAAGAGTGGGGTAATGCCTACGAAGACAAAATGCTTCAAGGCAAACATGCCATGGAAGAGTTTGGCATCCCCTCTGAGGTTATCGGCGCGATCGAGAAACAGATTGGTTTCGCAAAGACCCTGAAGGTGTTCGCGAAGATTGGCGCCGCCCTGGGCGAAGCTGATTTTGTCGGCGAAGGCGGAGGCAGTGGTGATTCTATGACGCCGGCTGCAGCAGCTGCAGAGCTGAAATCGCTCAAAGCCGATCCGATGTGGGTCACCAAGTACACCAACGGTGATGCAGCGGCCAAGGCGACCATGGATAAATTGCAGAGGATGATGAATCCCGGCGAGTAATCCGTGTTACAATCGCGATGAGTAAGGCTTTGAGCCGCTGGGCACTCACCTCTCTTGCCTAATTACGGGTAGAGTAAAAATCCCAGCGGCCATAGCCACTCTTTCAGGTAACCGAAAGGTCTGGATAACGCAGTAAACCTGCACCTTGCCCGGGTTAAGGGTAAGAAGCTGGGTCCAGTGATGGGCAACCCCTTCGAAAAAACGTTTCTAACTAACGAATTTTGGAGGGCCTTGTGTCCACGAATATCCCGACACATTATGTGTCACAGTTCAGCACCAACATCGAACTCCTGCTTCAGCAGAAGGGTTCAAAGCTCCGTGGCGCGGTTTCGACCGGCAACCACGTGGGTTCTGCCGCATCCCCCGTTGATCAAATTGGTTCCGTTGAGGCCCAACTCGTAACGTCGCGCTTCGCGCCGATGACCCGAGTGGATGCCCCCATGGACCGCAGGTGGGTTTACCCGTCCGATTATGATCTCCCGCAGCTCATCGACGAGTTCGACAAGCTCCGCCTTTTGACGGATCCGAAGTCCAGCTACGTCACCAACGCCACTTACGCCCTCGGCCGCAAGATTGATGTCGCTATCATCAACGCGACTACCGGCGCGGCCAAGACCGGCCAAAATGGCGGGACCACCACGAACGTCCTAGCAGGCAACGAAGTTGATGTTGCTGTTGGCGGCGCGAACTCAAAGCTCAACGTTCAGAAACTCAAAGCTGTTGTCGAAATCGCGATGACCAACGAGATTGACCTGGACGAAGATCCTCTGTTCATCGCTGTTCCCGCGGTCGACTACGCTGCTCTTTGGAATGAAATCCAAGTCATCAGCTCCGACTTCAACGAAGGTGAGAAGCCTGTCCTCAAGGACGGCAAGATCATGAGCTTCATGGGTATCAACTTTATCCACGTGCAGATGATTGAAACCGAAGCGGCCGGCACGAACGAAGTTAACCTCCCGGTGTGGGCCAAGTCTGGCATGTACCTCGGAATGTGGAATGACATCACGACCAGCATTTCGGTCCGTAATGACCTCCAGTCCGAGCCGTGGCAAGCTTATGCCAAAGGCACTTTTGGTGCGACCCGTCTTGATGAGAAGAAAGTCTTCAACATCGAGTCCTACCGCGCCTAAACCAGCAGCCTAACAACAGGAGTTAACCATGGCTGAAGTTCTTTCCGTTGGCATCGCCAACATCGAAGCCACCCCCCAGGTCAAGAATGACCCGTGGGAGGGCAACAACGTCCTTAAAGTGGCACATGGAGTCGTCGCCGCCGCAGTAGATCAAGCGGACAACGACATCCTGCGTCACTGCCGGGTTCCTTCCAACGCTCGCATCAGCTCGATGAAGCTTAACGCTGCTGACGCGACAACCACCGGGGCCATTGATATCGGCCTTTACAACAGCAACGTCGGCGACGATGGCGCAGTTGTTGATCGTGACCTGTTTACCAGTGCTCTCGATCTTACCGGTGGACCGATGGTCGACCTCGAGGTTGCATTCGAGTCAGGTGAGTATACGTTCGCCGAGTCTGAGAAGCCTCTGTGGGAAGTACTTGGCCTGAGCGCCGACCCGCACAAGTGGTACGACGTTGTATCCACCGTCGAAACAGTATTCGATGGCGGACCCAACATCAAGCTGGAAGTTTTTTACACCCAGTAGTCGCACGATCGGGGCAGGGCTCATGAGGCGCTGCCCCACTTTTTCAAAAGGAATTAGCAATGGCTGATCGATTTTACGGAACAGACGTTGGAGACGCGAACGCTTTTCAAACCGTTGAAGCGGCCACATCTACGTCCAAAGCAATTGAGCTGCGCATTTCTGACAGCGCGTATGCGAACAAAGAAGCCGTGATCAATGGCGTTGAGGGGATTCTTCAGTACCTCAAAACCCTTGAGACCGACCCGATCGCGTAATGAGAGCGCACAGCGAAGAGATGCTGGTCAACGAGACCGTTACCAGCGCCGCGAAGGATTGGCCTGGCGGTCTCACTGCCATGGTAATATCGGGCACGGTCAACTCCGCGGTGCTTACGGTGCAGACTCAGTCCGGCGACGGAACGTGGGTCACCACCGGCGTTACGTTAGCGGTCATCGGTACGGTCAGCGGTCAAGTTCCGGCCGGCCGAGTTCGTGTCCTTGTATCGGGCGCAACACCCACGGCACTGTACATCACGCTGCACCGCATACCTTCCTAAGAGGCTGACCCATGGCCTCAGAGGTATCCATCTGCAACGCAGCTTTGGCACTGGTAGGTGAGCCTACTATTGACTCGCTGACGGACACAAACAACGAAGCAGCTATCGCATGCAACGAGGCATACTCGCGTCTCCGTGACGCGGAGCTTCGCAAGAACAGGTGGGGTTTCGCTATCAAGCGGGCCCAACTGGCTGCGCAGACACCTACGCCTTTGTTCGGCAAGGCCAACTACTTTCCGGTTCCGTCAGACTTCTTGCGCCTGATCGCGTTGGACCCAGCAGACCAACGACATAACGACGACCGCACGATAGAAAATTCTGGCGACACCGTTGTCATCGCCACTCAAGAGTCGGCGCCCCTGTACATTCGCTACATGGCTAGGATCACAGACCCTAACGTGTTCGACGCTACGTTTCAGGACGCACTAGCGGGTCGGATAGCTCAGGTTATCGCCATCAAAATAACGCAGTCGGAGACGATGTACAACCGGGCAGATCGGTACTATAAAGATGCAGTCGCCGATGCGAAGATGATCAACGCGATCGAGAAGCCACCGGTACGCGCGGTTGAAGATCCATGGATAACAGTAAGGGCTTAAATGGCGAAGGTAGCACCAGGCCAATTCAACTTCAGCGGTGGCGAGTTCTCCCCTCTGCTGAAAGGCAGAGTGGATGCCGAAAGGTACGCCACTGGTCTTGACGAGTGTCGTGGGTTTATACCCATGCTGCAGGGCCCGCTTGTGCGGACACCTGGCACCGTCTTTCGAGGATACACCGCGGACGTAGGTAATGTAACCGGGCTCCTCAAGTCATTCCAATTCTCGACAACGCAAGCGTACATGCTTGTGTTCACGAACAACAAAGTTCAGTTCTACTACTCTTCCGGCCTGCCCGTGCTGGAAGCGTCGCAAGCCATTTCCGCGATCACGCAAGCCAACCCGGCTGTGGTCACGTACGGCGGCGCGGACAACTACGCTAACGGCGACGAAGTCATCCTCGAAGATATCGTTGGTATGACCGAGCTGAACGGCCGGCGCTTCATTGTCGCGAACGTCGACACAGGCGCCAACACATTTGAACTCACTGGAATCGATAGTAGCGCGTACACTGCGTACAGCAGCGCCGGCACTGTGGAAGAAGTCTACACGGTCGTGACCACGTACACTACTTCCGAGCTGTTCCAACTCCGCATGGAGCAATCGGCGGACGTTCTTTACATCGTCCATCCGGATCACCAACCGGCCAAGCTCACCCGCACGGGCAACACTGCGTGGACGCTGACCGACATTACTTTCAGCGACGGCCCTTACGACCTGTTGAACAACGGGTCGACAACCATAACGCCGAGCGTCACTACCGGCTCTGGTACGCTTACCGCATCGGCCGCACTGTTCACCGCGGACGACGTCGGCCGCCTCATACGAATCCGGCACACGGCAACCTGGGGCTACTGCATTGTGGATGCCTTCACCTCGTCAACCGTGGTCGACATGACAGTACTGTCGGACTTCGGCGCCTCATCGGCGACTGCCTTCTGGCGCTTAGGTGTGTGGAGCGATATCTTGGGTTGGCCTGCAGCCATAGCGTTCCATGACGAACGTCTGTTCTATGGTGGCTCTGGTGACTACCCGCAGCTGATCGCCGCGTCCCGGGTAGCAGACTACGACAACATGGCGCCGACAGCGACAGATGCAACGCTGTCGGACGACGATGCATTCGAGACTACCCTGTCATCCGCGGACGTACAGCGCATACGCTGGCTATCGTCGTCGGCTGAGGGACTCATTGCAGGAACCGTATCGGCAGAGTTTCTGGTGGCGCCATCCGATCTTTCCGCAGCACTCACGCCGTCTGACCGGTCGGCCAAGCCAGTTACGTATCACGGCTCTGCAGAGATTGGGCCTATCAAGGCTGACAGCGCTACGCTCTTCGTACAGAGGGCCGGCCGCAAGCTCCGCGAGCTGAACGCCAACCTGACGAACGCCGCGTTCATCGCGCCAGACATAACCCAGATCGCAGAGCACATCACCGAGTCAGGTGTGACTCAGCTTACCTACCAGCAGGAGCCCTACAGCCTCATATGGGCCACGCGCGCGGATGGGGTAGCAGTGAGCGTCACATACGAGCGCGACGCGCAGGGCGGTCTTAAAGCCGCTGCAACGCGACGAATCATGGGCGGCGATGGCAACTCCAACGGAGACTCCGCAGAGGTCGTTTCGTTGCAGTCATTGCCGAGTGCGGACACCACCAAGGACATCCTGTGGATGCTGGTGAAAAGGTATATCAACAGCACGACTTATTTTACGATTGAGACGATGGAGTTCTCGGACCCCAACATCGGCGACCAAGAAGACTACATGTACTTGGACTCCGCGGTGATATACGACGGATCGTCGACAGATACCATCACCGGGCTCTGGCACCTGGAGGGCGAAGTCGTGTCGGTATTAAGCGATGGTTTCGTTCAGCCGGACGTCACGGTTGCGAATGGCCAAGTCACGCTAGAACAAGCAGCGTCAGTCGTGCATATAGGGTACAATTTCCTGAGCCAATTTAAGATGTTGCGCTCGGATGCAGGCGCCCAGGACGGGACCGCAGTAGGTCGAACGCGTAGAACGAACCGTGTGAACGTCGTTTTGACGCGTTCGATGAACTATAGAATTGGTGAAGATTTCACCACAATGTATAGAGAAATCTTCAGGACTTCCCAGCATGCCACCAACACCGCGGTGCCGCTGTTTACAGGCATCCGGTCGGGACCGGTGGCATTCCGGCACGACCTGAACAACAACATCTGTATCGAGCAGGATCAGCCATTCCCTCTTAACGTATTGGGAGTGTCGAGAACTCAACATACTCAGGAGAGGTGATGATTGAGGTAGCGAGATTTGTAGCGAGTGACATGGAAGAACTCGCCGAACATGACGAGACCCGTTGGCTTGGTGAAGCGATGGGCCCGGATCACGGTAAACAGTTTGAGCAGTTTCAGACCTACACCTACCGGGCGGAAGGACAAGTAATAGCGTGCGCAGGAATGATTTTGTTTTGGGCAGACCGCGGTGAAGTATGGGCCGCACTGGCAGAGGGAATCGAGAAGCATTTTGTAGGACTGCACCGGGCGATGCGTCGCCAGATGGATGCAGTTCCGGTTGCCAGGCTGGAAGCAAAAGTCGACAAAAGTTACGTGAATGCGCATACGTGGGTGCGGTTGCTCGGATTTAAAATCGAGTCGCCGACGTTAGAGAAGTATTTCCCCGATGGCCGCGACGCCACCGGTTACGTGAGGATAAAATAGATGGCAACTGCTATCCCAGTATTGATGGTACTCGGCACCGTTATGTCGGTGGCTGCTACTGTCCAAGCGGGCAAGCAGCAGAAGAAGACTGCCGAGTATAATGCGACTATTGCGTCACAAAACGCAACCTTAGCGACACAAAAAGCTCAGGTGCTGGCGGAGCGCAGGCGCAAAGCGACAAATAAAATGATGGGTCGCCAACGCGCACTGCTGGGTGCAAGTGGCATTTCGATCGATAGCTTCCGTGACGTACTCGATGAGCAGATAGAACTCGGCGAGACGGACGCTCTCAACTTGGAATATGGAGGCATGGTGGAAGCTCAGGGTTTCCAGAACACTGCGTCCCTTGACAGGGCAAGTGGATCCAATGCGAAAAAAGCCGCACTGTTTTCAGGTGCTAGCCAGGCTCTACAAGGTGGCGTTTCGTCCTACAAGTACTCGCAAGGAATTACGACATAATGCCTAAGATAATGGGCGGTAAACGATTTAATGCCTAAGCTACCACTCTTAACCCCAGATGACTCGACAGTCTTCGGACCGTCAGGTGGTGGACGTCGCGCGACAGGTGCGGATTTCGGTGTTGGCCTTAGCAACGCACAGGCTCAAGCAGCGCAGACGCTGAACAGCGCGTCGCTCGCGGTCGGCAACATAAACCGCGCGATGAAGGTGAACGAGTCGCTGATGGAATTCCAGAACGCAGCCAACTCGTTTACCCAAGAGTTAGGCGAAGGTGGACTGGACGACAACGGTGACTGGCAAGCTCCGCCTCCGCCCGAAGAGCATCAAGCTCATTGGGACGAGAAGCTGCAGACGATGTACGACACCGCGAAAGAAACGTTCGGTAGCGATGAGGGTGCGTTCCGCGGATTCAAACGTCAGGCTCAGGCGATCGAGTACCAGACCGGGTTCAACATCAAGAAGCAGCAGACCGCAATGCTCAAGCGTGACGCGGCTACGTCACTGGCGTACACCCTCGACAACGAGGCGATCCTGGCGGCCAACGCAATGGCGGCCGGCGATGAGCGTGGGTTCCTTGCGTCTCAAATGCGTGTCAACAACATGCTGACCGATGGTGTTCAGTCGGGGATGGTGGATCCAGCCAAAGAGAAAGCACACCGGGACCACTGGAATGCGGAAGTTGATGCTGCGTCGGTGGCTGCCATCATTCGCAAGAATCCATACAACGGGCTCGTCGAATTGAGCGACCCGGAGAATTGGCCGGACATGCCGCCTGCGAAGCGTGCCGCATTCCTGCAACAGGCCGACCGTGAAGTGCAGCGCATGCAGTCTCTCGCCATCACCTTGGAGAACCAAGCGTGGACGAAAGAGCAGCGCCGCCAAGAAGTCATTGGCGAACAGGTATACCTGCAAGCTCGTAAGATGCAAGCGGAAGGTACGGACCCCGCAGAGTTTTTCGATTGGGCCGTGAAGGTAGCCGCGCACACTGACCGTGGCACAGCGAAAGCTGTCCTCGACATTGCGCAGGGCAAGAACTCCGTGGTGACTCCGACTCACCTGTTCGACTCCTTCTGGAATCGTATCGAGGCTGGTGAGTCTGGCGTGATGAAGGATCTCGGCCGGCGATACAAGAGAGGTGTCGTGAACCATCAGGACTACCAGACCCTGCGCCGCTTGTCAGAGAACCGTGACAGCGAGAATGGAAACTACAAGCGCTCGCGCGAATTCATCAAGCTCCGGATAGGGACAGAAGATGTCACTGGCATACCGGGCTCGAGTGCCAGGCAGACGTCTGCGCTGCAGTCGTACGAGCGTTGGTACCGTCGCAACCCGGATGCTGAGTGGGAAGAGCACGAGGCTCAAGTCGAGCAGTTGTTTGAGCAGTTCGTGCCCATCAACCTCAAGGAAAAGAATATCGGCATCGCTGTCGAGGCGCCGATTGCATTCGCGCGTCGCAGAGTAGCGGCCGACGGGAAGACAGTACTGAACAGAGAATTCTTGCAGAAGGGAACCGTTGACGACGTAAGCGCCGAGATAATAAACGGGCTGGACTTCTCGGAGAAACTGTACCAGAAAGGCTCGATAGACTTCACTGACTATCGGAAGGACTTGGAGGTGCTGCAGCGTTGGGCTCAGATAGTAGAGAACCGTCGCCAAGCAGAGATGGAAAAGGACAGGTCACGTGGCAACAAGTAAAGACAAGACACCATTGAGCCCGATGCAACTCGGCAGCCCGGATGCGGATATGGCAATTGATCCGCGGCCGGCTGACGTTAACGATATGTCGGAGCAGGCGGATGGGTATTTCGAGGCTCTCGAGACACGACGCCTGTCGGGTTCGATCAGGGACATGTTGCTTGGCCAACGGTCGCCTGATCAAGAACACTTTACCCCGGAGACCCAAGATGGAACCAGCCGCGGCGAAATGCCCGGGCAAGACGAAGCGGTCGCAGCCGCTACCGACGATAGAACTGATCAAGCGCTACCGTCAGATACTCCCGGGGTTAAGCGGGAAGAGCAAGACCTTACGGTCCGTGAGCAACTACCCGAAGTGGATCTGCTCGCTGATGCCGAGCGCTCTAAAGCGGCCGAAAAAGTAAGCGCCGCAAAGACGGCAGTCGACGTTGTAACAGGCATAGTCAAGAACGTCGCCGACATACCTGGCGCGGTAGTGTCTGGTGCGCGCGACGCAGTGAAAGAGACCCGCGACTTCGTCGAGCAGGTAGGTGATGAAGTTGAATCGGTTATCGCCGATATAGCACCGTGGCTGCCGACCGGCGTAGTGTGGGATAAGAAGGGCCTGCGCGTCATGGGCATCAAAGAATTCAAGGACTACAAGGATGCCAACGGACTCCAAAGCTTACCGGATGT